AGCTTCAGCAGTATCTTGGACTCCTAGCCAATTAGAAACATTAAAGTTTACTCAAAGCGGAGATATAATATTTGTTTGTTGTCCTACCAAAAAACCATATCGTATATTCAGAAAATTAGTTACTTCTGGTACAAGAGCCGCAGATGATAGTGTTTGGACAATTGATGAATATGCAATGACTGATGGGCCTTATGGGGCAATTAATCATTATTCAGAAGATGATGCGGCTAAAAGATTTAGTTTAAAATTAGTATCTGAACCGGGAGTGCAAACAACCGCAATAGGTACAGTAGAATTTAATACAATAGATGATTCTTTAGTTTTATCTAATCATGGATTACAAACTGGACAAAAAATAGCTTTAAGATCAACTGGTTCAGGGTGGGGTAATGTAAGACAACGTGTAACTTCAGGGAGTACAACTCAAACAAAAATGAATGGCACTGCAACTGACGATTCAGGAACAGATGCATTTAATTTAGATGGCAGATATGTAGTTTCTTCTACTGGTACAGCATTTCAATTTTCTGATGATGATGGTGGAGATGTAAGAAAATTTGATTTATTTGAATCTTCACCAATTACAACGTCTGCTAATGCTGAAGTTAAAGTACATAAATATGCTTATGCTGGTGGTACTACAGGCATACAGTTAAAATTATATCTTAATGAAAATTCTGGTTCTCAAGCCGCAACAAAAACTTATTTTAAAGATACAGATGTTGGTAGATTAATAAGAATAAATCCATTAATGAAAGCTAATAGTTTAATAGGTGGGATAAAATGGTCTTGGGGTGTAATTACAGCAGTAGATAATTCTGGAACAAATGGTGTTATAACTATTACAACTAAAACAGAATTGTCTAATACAAGAGGAAGTTATGGCACTTCTGAGTTTAGATTAGGTGCATTTAGTGATGGTCAAGGATGGCCTCATGTTGCACAAATTTATCAGCAACGTATGGTACTTG